CGTCAATCCCTGCTGTCTCTTCAGTGCTTCCAGCGCCGCGGGTAAACCGCTGCCGCCCGCCAACACACCCATAACCTTTCGCGTGCTGCTGCCGGCGATGAGCAACATGTTCAACCTCTTTCAATCACTCTGTGGTCCACGATGAACCAGGCCGGCTTCTGCCCCATCGTGACAGGCGGCCCCGGATTCAGACCTCCGGTCATGGTCCAACTGCTGCCGATTCCCAAGGGACTCTCGTTCTGGCGAGTTACTGCGCCAGGCGACGCGCCGACGTAGGCGTTCCAGCCAACCGCGTTTTGCGGAGCGCCAGTCAGTGCCACGGCGAGAACCTGCCCGGTCGAGGTACTCAGTTGCGCGAAAGCACTCGGAGCGCCTTCTTGGCCTGTCGAATTCACCCAAGTCGCAACGACGTAAAACGTGGCGCCCGCCGCATTCCCCGCAACGCTGGACAACCCCGGAGTCGTCGCTTTCGGGATCGGGTCCGCAACCACTCCCACCCCCAGCTGAAAGTAAGTCCGCGAGCTTCCTTTTGCCAATTGCTCATATTCGTTCCACTTCCCTTGGTACCGGTCGTTCAGTTGATTGTGGTACGCGTCTCGATATACCAACGCGAGGGCTTTATGTATGTGCCACTGTCGCAGTGCGTCCGTCACCACCACGTCCGCCAAGCCCCGCGACCGCCTGACCTCCGGCTGATAATCTCGGAATGGCGCCCGCCGAAGCAGGAACAAGATCAGCTCATTCGCAAGATCCTGTTGCGCCAGGGTCACCTTCGCCACGACATCGATGCCCTCGGCGTTGGCGTCACTGAGAACCGACGCCTCGTATTCTTGCAGGTCCTTCGCCGAACTGATGGGACCATCGGTGAATAGTGCCATTGCCGGTGCTCGCGCTACCGCTTCTCCGCCCGCATTGAGCCCTTGATCGCGCGCAGGTCCGCCTCGGAAATCACATTCACCTGCACCTTATTCGCGATTTCCCGTTGCTGCGCTTCTTCCACGGCTTTGTGCGCCGTCGCCCGAAAGTCCGTGCTTTCTTCACCCGTCGCCAAGCGGGCACGCCCTTCCAAGATCAGCCGGGCTGCGATGCCGCGCGACACTTCGGTCAGTTGCCCCGGCCGTCCGCCGTCGGGCGTCTCTTGGCTCACCATCACCACGTGCGGGTCCGTGATCTCTTGTTCGATCTTCCGCAACTTTTGATAAAACGCCCTCAGATCCATCCTGTCCCCTTTGCGCGCGGACAGACGCTCCTGGCATCCGCCCGCGTCACGCGCTGCTTGATTCTTGCCGTAACTAACTGTTTACCTGAACTCCAAAGGAATTCCGGAGAACCGCGGTCCCGTACAGCACATCCACGGTGAACTGCTGCGCCAGTGTGTTTGGCTGGTAGCTCATGACCACGCGGATTCCAAAGTTGCCCATCTCCGCGTACTCGGCGATGGCGCCCGTCCCCGGCAGCGGCTGTGGCAGCCGGCGAATCACCAGCCCGATCGCGTCCCTGGCGAACGCCAGATTGTGAGTGCTCACCGGTCCACTGCCAGTCGTCTGCACAAGTTGCGATCGGAACACGAAGAAGTCCTTGATCTTGCCCACCGCGCCGTCCACCAGGGCGCGCAAACCCGCATCCCCGGCCGAATAGTATTCACTAAAACGCGGAATTTGTCTGAGAGCCGAGTAACTCGCCGGATTCACCACCAGATACTTACTAGTCACCGCGGGAACTTTGGCTTGAAACAGCGCCGTTTCCGCCAGGTCCACGGTGCTTTCTACCAGCGGCACGCCAGCCGTTCCAACCGGCGCGTTCGCGCTGAATTGCGAATACAGGCTCAGAATGTCCGACTCGATCCGCTCTGCGATCGCCACCACCGCCGGCTGCATGTACAGCCGCAGTAAATCGGGCACCGCCAACACCTTCGTCACATCCGGAATCTGGAATGTGGCTTCGGCATGCGTGTTCAGCACAATCTGTGCGTTCCCTAAACTGGGATTCTGGGTCTGAACCGTCCCGCCTTCGGCGATGTTGTTCGCCACCAGCGTGGGCGGTATCGGCACATTCACCGTATCTCCCGCATTCGCCAAAGTCGGCTCGTAGTCCCGGTTGACTAAGTTGCCCATGACCAGGTTACTAACGAGCGCCGGCAGCGCGTCCACTGCTACTAACTTGACGATTGCATTTGCTACATTTGCTGATGTAATTGCTGGCATTTAGATTTCCTCGTTGTCTCTTTCTCGATTCAAACCGGGCAACGTCTCAGTCTTGCGCCGCCTCCCGGAGCCGTCTCACATGCCTCGCAGTGCTTGATTCGCTACTCGCGAGATCTCCTGACGAACCTTCTCCAGTTCTTCCGGACTCATGCCCGGCCGAATCTTGTCCAGATCAAGCCCGCCTGTACTTGTCGCTGCTTTTGGTCCCGACCCCATACCTGATCCACCCGTCATCCGGGCCGGGAGCAATTCGGGATTCTCCTGCACGAACTGCGCTAGATAGTCCCGAAGAGATACTTCTTCAGGCCCGTTCCTCGCGATCAGCTGGCCGTCGTCGCGCCGCTGGATGTCGTCCTTCACTGCGCGGTACGCCAAATCCACCTTCGCTACACCTAACCGCTGTAGTTCAGTGCGAATCGACGAACTCCGCTCCGCCTCGTCCGCCATTTGGCGGCTGCGAAGATTCTCTTTCACCAGATCGTTCACGCGCTTTTCCAAGTCTTCGCGCCGCCGGCGCTCGTCCAACAGCTCCGTTTTATAGGCCGGCTCCGCTTTTACTTGCTCAGCCTGCACAAACTCTTCGATCACGCCACGTATCAGAGAACGCAGCTCCGCCCCATCCGCCTGTGGCTCGTCCATAATCCTCCTGGGTAACTTAAGACTTCTCTTGATCGATCTCGCGCCCGATTTGGTCCTTCACCTCTTGCCGCACGTCGCACAAGAACTGGAACGCCAGTTTCTTGTACACTTGCTTTCGCAGCGTCGGCGAATTCATCCCCAAGTTCAGCAACCGCTGTGCGTCGTCCAGCTCGGTCCCGAAATCCCCGATGTCAAACTCATCCATGCCCGCGACATCGATGCTCAGTCCGTCCTCGCGCGCCGTGTCTACCGCCCGGAGCACTCGTTTCATCGAATCCTTCACCGCATCCCCATAAGCCCGCAGCACCTCTTGCGTGATCGCGTAATCGCGCTGCTTGCTCACTCCCGATTGAGCCGCATTTCCAGAAAGCGATCCGCCTGCGTGCGAGACGTAGCACACCCTGTATATTTCCTCTTGCAGCCTGGTGAGATTGTCCGCCGCAATTTGATACACGGTGCCTTGTGGTTCGGTCCATCCGAACCGGTCTTGTGGACCGAGTTGAATGTAGTACGACTCGCCCATCACCTGATCCCAATCGCGCTCCGAATAGATCACCGGCATCGCAAACAGGCCCATCGTCAGCGCCCATCCCAACGCATTCGATTTATTGAAATGCTCCAGCTGCAACGTCGCCGCCTTGTTCAGCAGCCACAGCCCCTCGGAAACCCGCAACTCCACTAACGGCACACGCGACTGCTTCGCGAGCCCGTGCCTCCCCTCAGCCACAATGCCAATCGGGCCGCGATTCGTCCCGCCTTCCTCCTGCTCGTAGATCCGATACTTCTCTTTGTCGTAGTAAACCCAGCGGGTCTGCTTCGACCATGCCGTGTCCTCTAATCTCTCTTTACGCAAGCTCTGCGTTCGAAGCACCACCCATTGATAGTGCCCCCGATCGTCGTAACTCCAGTTGATAAGCTCATCGGCGGCATAACTGACTAAGTAAGCCCTGGACGCTCCGCGCTCGTCTTCCTCCGCCCGAGTTCCAATCGGCTCGCTGAGCCGGGGAAAATCGATCAACACCAGGCTCTTGCCGCACACCAGAGCTTCCACGAATTGCCGGCGAAAAAACTCGGCCAGGTTCGTTCCCTTCAGATCGCAGTCTTCCGCGAACTGCCCAAAGAACTTGCGCGATCGTTCGCTGTTCCCTTCATAGCTCAGCGCCGGCTCCCGCCGGAACAGCGTCGCCGTGTACCAATCCACGATGGAACCCACGTAGTTCTCGTAGAAGCTCCGGCTGAGCCGCTCGATGTATACGTCTCCGGGCTCCTTCTGCCGCCGGACCAGATACTGATCCGCGTTCACCCTGAACTGCTCGCCTCCCGCGTATAGGTCGCGATACTGCCGCCACATGGCGCGTTTGCCTACGTACTCCGGATGCTCGTGGTTGATGTCTGGACCAGCCGTGCCTAAGTTCATCGGGTTCTCTTCACGCCTAAATTAACCGCCGGCTTTGCTCTCCGAACTTCGTTCGCGGCCGGTATTCTTGCCAGAGCAAATAACCCAGTGCGTCTGACAGATGCGTCCTTTTGGAATCCTTGTCCTTGTCGATGATGCCGCTATCCGGCTTGTAGGTAACTTCCTCCAAGTCGGTCACCAGGCCCTTGCAGCGGGGATGCACAAGCAGCCGGACTTCTTCGTCCGCCGAGAAAAGCTTGGCGTTCACCAGAGCCACGCGTTCCCGGACATTCGGATTACTTGCCGGCACCTGGAATTTCAGATTTTTGTACGCCGTCCGCCGGAAATATTCCTTGATGATCTTGTAGTCCGTCGTTCCGGCCGTTTGCAATCTCTGCCCGGAGGCGTCTCCATACACTACGATGCCCGCCTGATGATTCGGATAGCGCGCGTGGAACTCCTCGCATGCCTGCACCGTGCTCGCGCGACTCAAAACCACTTCATCCAGCACCCGGATCTCCTCTCCGCTTTTCTGCGCCACAATCGAACTCATGGGATCGACATTGAAGTCCAGCGCCCAAAACAGCGGCTGCCCGGTTTCCAGTTCAACTTCCCGCAAATTCCGCGACCGTTTGAATGCCCCGTAGACTGCGCCGGACTGCACGTTCAAGTACTCGCCCAATGCCTCTTGCTCGAAGAGCTTCGCATCGTAGCTCTCTTTCAACCGGTCATAGAAGTCCGGGATTCTGTCCAGCACGTGCCGATTCTCAAACGGCTTCGCCTGCACCACGTCGTATCCGTCAACCACGTCGCGAACGAACCTCCGATACACCCAATCAAAACCCCGGGGCGTCCACACCGCGAACCCGCATAGCCGCGATGCCCGCGGATCTCGCAGGCGCCCTTCCAACCGCAGCCACGCTTCTTCCGCCGTGTAGGTAAGCTCGTCCAGGCCAAACCACGCCAGATTCGTGCCGCGCAGCCGCTCAAAATCGTCCACCGCGGAAGTAAATCCGCGATCCGGTGTCCTTCATCACTAATACCGACTCCGACTTATTCAACTCATGCCGGATTCGATTACTGCTCAGTACCTCCAGGAAGCTGGTTAGCGTTGCGTCTCGCAACATTGGATACGTCGGCGCTCCAATTAGCCCCTGCCTTCCCGGATTTAAGTAACTCAGCCGAATCGCCTCTTGGCACAGTGCTTGGCTCTTCCCCGACCCGATTGGACCCGAGAAGCCTTTGAACCTCGCCGTCGACCCGTGAAATCTACTTTGTGAAGGGAGTGGCGCATAGTCTATTTCTATTCGCAGCGTTTTTCCGCTGGCTCTTTCCACGTAACGATAATCTCCCTCGGCTGCTCTTCTTCCTCTAACTCGCGTTCAAGCTGTGTCAGCCGGATGAAGTCCGCCAGCGTCACTTTGTTGGTCTTGAAATCAAGACGCTCTTCAATGTCCCTCAAGAGCCTGCTGATTCGTTGCTTGCGGCTGCCTCTCGGCCGCGGCGCCGGCTCTGCCTTCGAAGGCTTTTTCTCCCGTGATACCCGTGCCGGCATAATGGAACCCAAAAAAATGGGCGCCTCCGTTTCCGGAAACGCCCGCAA